AACACTCCTTATTCTAAGATAGGTTCACACTTGCTTGATTGCTATGTACTTCCCTTTGCTTACAGATATGCTGTATCACATCTGCTCGCAGAGGTGAGAGGGGGAGAGCGAGCTTGCGAGCGGACGAGCCCCGAGAGTGGGGCGAGATGAAGTTGAGTCGTTTTCCATCTCAACAAGAATCGACCCCCACGGGGCGAGAAACGCATGGGTACCATGCAATGTATATCACGTATGCCCAGTCTAAAATAATTTTTGAGATTTGGATTCCCTACCCAAACTTTAAAAGGGAGTTCAATAGGAGTGGCCACTCTTAGTTAAGTGTTGATATTATTTTTCTTACAAGATTTAAAAAAAAGATTGTATGTCTTCAAAAAAGATTGTAATCTTGTGGGTGTGTTTTTTTAGTTATTTAATTATAGAGGTGGGACATAACTACTTTTTATAAGTCTGCGGCTCGTAATTGGGACGAGAAATATCTAACTTCTAGTGGTAAGTTAGATTACCAAAACCTTTACAAGTCATTAGCTAAGATAAATGGATTTAGGAGCCGTGAGAACCGTCTAAAATTATTTACGGCTATCACAGAATGGTATAAAGAGAGGAAGAATGAAGCTTAAAATAGCAAAAAAGATACTAACAGGAGCTTTTGATGCTCTAGGGCTAAAGAAGACTGCTCTTCGTTATAAGACAGATGTTCCCGGGTTAAGAAAGATGGCTACTAGTACCTTTGCTAAGGCAAAAGCTGCGAGTAGAAAGGCGAAAGCGGCTAATAAAGCTGCGGGAGTAAAGCCTATAAAGAAGAAATCTATCAAGCCCAAGCCGGGCTACCAAGCCCCAAAGGGTAAGGGTGGTGGTCGTGAGAAGCAGATAGCCAAGGAAACGAGGGGAACCTCTACTCGTGAGCAGGAGAAGTTAAAGAGAATGAGTAGGCCAACGGCTAATACTCAGATTAAGAAGCCAATGAAGCCTTCGAGTGATTATTACAAGAAATTTGGTAAAGCAAGGGATAGAGATTTAGGGGATGAATATTAAAGGAGTAAAAAGTGAAAGTTATAGATAAATCAAAGGGTACTAGGAAGAATATTGACATTGTTAATGTTGCTCAGCAATCCTTATCCAGTATTCCAAGTCGAAAGCTGGAAAAGAGTGGCAAGGGCGGTAATGAGAATACAGGCCCTAAACAGGGCAATGCTAAGGAGTCAGGAAGAGCTAGGGCTTCTGCGAAAACCAGTAGTGGGGCTATGAGTTCTCTTGGGACTGGCCGTCCACCTACGGCTCCTACAGGTGGACATTAGTGCCTAAATTTGGCAAGAAGTCTACTAACCAGCTTTCAACTTGCAGAAAAGAATTGCAGGAGGTGTTTAATGAAGTTATCAAGACGGTGGATTGTTCTGTACTCGAAGGTCATAGGGGTGAAGATAGACAGAATGCTCTCTACAAAGAAGGGAAAACAAAGGTTACATTTCCTAAGGGTAGGCATAATAGTTCTCCTAGTAATGCTGTGGATGTGGCTCCTTATCCAATTGATTGGGGAGACAGGGAGAGATTTCACCTCTTTGCGGGGTTTGTAATTGGTATAGCTAAGAGTATGGGCATTAATCTTCGCTGGGGAGGAGATTGGAATCAAAATTTTGAAGTAGATGACAATAAGTTTGATGATTTTCCCCACTTTGAAATTCGAGAGTAGATGTTTACAGTTAATATAAAGCATCGCGGTGATACTGAGCCTACTGAGTATCAGGTCTATGAACAACATGAGATGGATAATGAGGGTAAAAGCTATGTTTACTGGAAAGAAGCAAGGGTTGGTGATTGGGCTTTATCTGATGATGGATTCTGTGCTAAGGTCATTAAAAGGACAAAATATCCTAATGACAGGGGGGCTCATACTGTATATCTCCGTTTGCCTTGGGGTTATTTTATGTGGAATCCAAAGTACCCTACTACAAAGTTTAATGTTAAAGGGAGGGTTACTCCTCATACTCTTAAGGGAAATCCTTATCTGTCAGGGGCAAAGAAACAGGAAAAAATGAAGAACCTTGCTATGTGCTATGCACAGACAATGAACAAAGACTTGGCAATTGACCTAGCTTTTGGTTCGTTGACTGATAAGATGCATATGTCTTGGAAACGTAGAATGAAAACTGAGGTATTTAGAGATATGGTACGAGAAGAATTACAGAAGTTATTGAATGAGCATGGCTATACAGCTGACTGGACGATGGAATTACTAGGGGATGCTATTGAGTTGGCTAAGAATAAGAAGGATGTGTCCAATATTATGCGTGCTGTAGAGAACTTGCAGGATATGCATGGCATGAAGGACAAGGCCTTGACTAAGACAACTACCTCTATAGAAGCTGTATCCACCAAAAAGATGCTTGATGAGATAAGTGAGGAAGAAAAGAAGCTTATAGCCACACAGGTAGTAGAGGATGCTGGAGAAACCAGTAGTAAATGATTACGAGGAGCGTTACGAAAAGCTCCAAGCGTTAAAAAAGTTAAAGAATAATATTGGTTTATTCGGAAGATATTGTTTCCCAACTGCTGCAAAGCGTACCACCCCGCCCTTTCATGGTGAAATCTATAGCCATATAGGTAATAAAGGAATCCCTAGGGTTTTAATTGCAGCTCCTAGAGGAACAGCTAAGTCAACAGCTGTTTCTTTATTTCTCCCTCTTCATAGAGCAGCCTTTAAAAGAGAGGATGAAGACCTTTTTATAGTAATTATCTCTGAATCACAGTCTCAGAGCGTAAACTTTCTTTCAAGAATAAAATATCATCTTGACCATTCTGATAAATTTAAGACAGTCTTTGGTGATTTTTCCCAAAGAACAGCTAAGAGATGGACTAATTCTGATATTATACTAGCTAATGGCACTCGTATTATTGCAGTGGGGACTGGACAGAGGGTTAGGGGGTTTATTGAAGGGGATACGCGACCTAATCTAGTCATTGTTGATGACTTTGAATCAGAATTGAATGCTTTTACTCCTGAGGGAAGAGTTAAGAATAGGAAGTGGATGACAGAGGCTGTGATACCCTCACTCTCAGATGATGGCAGAATAGTCATGATTGGCACTGTAATTAGTGAAGATTGCTTTCTCTGTTGGGCAAAAGAGTCTAAAGCTTGGACTACGCTGTGGTATAGCATCTGGGATGAAGAGGAGAAGAGTATTTGGCCTCAGAGGTTTCCTAAGGAGCGCATTCTCCAGATAAAAGAAGAGTTTCAGAGTGTGGGTAATATTAATGGTTTTTATCAGGAATATATGAATATTGCTCAATCACCCGATGATGCCCCTTTTAAACCAGAATATATCCAGTTACATCATTATGACTTTGAAAGAAGGAATGGTCAACCATGTTTAGTTAAGAAAACAGGAGAAGGAGAGGATGTTAAACCTATTGAAGTTTATTGCGGAATTGACCCTGCTAGTAGTCTTAGTGCTAGGGCAGACTTTTTTGTTATTGTTACCGTTGGCGTTGATAGTGATAATAATAAGTATATACTCGATATTTATCGTAACAGGCTCGACCCTGCTTTACAACCTGATACCATCATTAAAACCTTTAAAAAGTTTAAGCCCAGAAGAATGAAGATTGAGACTGTAGCCTATCAGGAAGCTTTAAGGAGTGCAGTCCGCAAACAAATGCTGGAACAAAACCTGTATATACCCGGTTTAGAGAAGGGGGTTAAACCCAGAACGCGTAAGAGCGAAAGATTGATAAGTCTTGTTCCTATGCTTGCTAAGAAAGAATTCTTCTTTAGACCGCAGGATATAACAGCACAGCAAGAGTTTCTTAGTTATCCACGAGGAAGGCATGATGATATCATGGATGCAGTCTGGATTGCACTGGATAAAGCGTTTCCATGCAGGAAAAAGTCTATTGATGGGAAGAAGAAGACAAATAAAAGGAAACTTCTTGACTGGATGACTATGTAATGCTTAACTTTACTCAGTAATGATTACATCTATAAGAGGTTAATATGAGTTTGATTGGGATAGGACAGTATCTTCAGGGCCAACAAGGTTTTGGTTCTCAGATTCCATCAGGTTATGGTGGTTTTAGTATGAATCCTCAAGGGGGTGGTGGCAATCCTTATCAGGGGTTCCAGAAAACTTTTGATTTAAACCCTCAAGGAGGGTTCCAGTTGGGACAAGGAATGGCTCAAGAGCCTGCTACAGCTGATATAGCTACTGGCAATCAGGGAGGACTCTTAGGAATGGCTATGAAAAAGATGGGTGTTGAGGATGTTCAGGGTACCATGGGACAACTCAGGGATACTCTTATGAGCGGAGCTAATGCTAGTCAGAATCAATATCAACCAAGTTATACTTCTCATGTACAAAGTGCTGCCTCTTATATGCCTCAGGGTTTCCAAAATCAAACTCCCGGAGGTTTCTATTAATGGCTGAATCATCGGATAAAAAGTTAATTGATGAGACAGTAGACCTTTGGAAGACTTATAGTAACAATAGGGAAACTTGGGCACAACAGGCTCAGGAAGATAAAGAATTTAGATTAGGTCGCCAGTGGACCACCGAACAGAAAAAAACCCTAGATAGCAGGGGGCAGGCTGCTATTGTTATAAATCGTATTCATCCAGCAGTAGAATCTGCAAAAGCGATGATTACAGCTAATAAGCCTTCTTTCAGGGTTTCTCCAAGAGAAGATAGCGATAATAAAACTGCTCAGGCTATTAATGGTCTTTTGGAGTATATTTGGCAGATATCAGATGGCGACCAAGTATTGAGGAATGTGGTTGATGATTACTATGTATTAGGCATGGGTGCTATGCAGATTTATATCGACCCCATGATGGATATGGGAAAAGGAGAGGTTTGTATTCATGATATAGACCCACTCGATGTCTATATAGACCCTAATTCTAGAAATAGATTCTGTGATGATGCAGAAAATATTATTGTTAGCAGACTATTCACAAGGGAACAGGCTGAAAACCTATATCCTATGTATGCAACAGCTATTAAGAATGCCTCTACAGACTCTCAACAGTCTGACCGTCCCACTACTGACAGGACCGATGAGATAGGACTTGCTTTTCCTGAAACATCTGATACAGAGACTAGGTCTACCTTTGGGGTGAATAATGAGTATGTCAGGGGCTATGAGAGATATTCTAAGATTGTTGTTAATATGCATAGAGTCAAGCTTGATTGGAGCGGAGAAGAGGACTTGATAGATGAGGCTAATTGGGAGACTTTTCTTGAAAAACCACATTGGGTTATTAATGGTCAGATTCTTGAAAGAGAAGAGCAGGCAAAGGCAATGGCGGATGCTATTGTTCAGCAATATGCTCAGCAAGAGCAGATGGCTAATCAACAGGGTGTTCTTCCTCCGGAGCCTCCTAAGCTTGAAAAGCTAACTGCATTAGACCTTATAAAGATGGGAAGAATTGAAGAGGTTGTTGTTCCCACAAAAAGAATTAAAATGAGTGTCATAATGGGCGATAAGCTTCTGTATAAGAGGCTCTTACCAATTGACAAGTATCCTATAGTATTCTTTATGAATCAGCATACTCGGACTCCATATCCGGTATCAGATGTTAGGATGGTCAAGGGGTTACAGGAATATATCAATAAGACTCGTTCCTTGATTATTGCTCATGCTACAACTAGCACGAATACAAAGATACTCATTCCATCAGGCTCTATAGACATGAAAGAGTTTGAGGAGAAATGGGCTCAGCCGGGCGTAGCAATTGAGTGTGATTTCGACCAAGGGCAACCTGTGCCAGTGCAACCATCACCTCTTCCGAATGAACTCTACTCCAACGAAACAACGGCTAAATCTGACATAGACCATCAATTGGGCCTCTACGAGATGATGATGGGGAACTCACAGGTTGCTCCTAATACCTATAAAGCTACTATAAGTTTGGATGAGTTTGGTCAGAGAAAGATGAAGAGCAAACTTATGGATATCGAAATTGGCTTAAAGAGGATTGGTGAGTTAGCCATTCCAATGATGCAGCAACTTTATAAAGAAGAAAAACTTATAAGATTACTCAAACCCAATAACTCCATGAGTAAATTTGCTTTGAATAAGAAACTTTATGATGATAAGGGGCAGTTAGTTAATGTTGTTAATAGATTGGATACTGGCAAATATGATATTATTGTTGTTACGGGGTCTACTCTGCCAACAAATAGATATGCCCAACTTGAGATGTATATGGATGCATATGAGAAGGGTATTATAGACAAACTTGAGGTGCTAAAGAAAACAGAGGTATTTGATATGGAAGGAGTTCTTGAGAGGACTGATACTATACAGCAATTACAGGGACAACTTAAGCAGGCACAAGAATCAATTAAAAAATTACAGGGCGACCTTCAGACTAGAGAGAGGGAAGCTTTCCACGCTAAACAGCGTGCAGAGATAGAAAAATTTAAGGCGGGATTAGACTCAACCTCCACAAAAGCGAAAGCTGCTGGAACAGTCTTTGAGAAACGCCTTGATGACGCAATGGGTCAAATCAAGAAGGAAGTCAGGGAGGCTTCCCAGAAATCAGTAAAAAACGGTTCACCCCCTAAGAAGGCCTAACTTAGGAGCAACCATAGGAGATTATCGTGGAAGAAATACAACAAACGGATACTCAAGCTAGGAACGAATTAGGACAATTCGCTCCAAAGGCTGACCCCGTTGTAGACGATGTCATGCTCGGCAATAATGAGACCGGGCAACAGGATGCATTCGCACCCGCAGGAGAAGAGGAAACTTCAGCTTCCGTTAATGAATTAATGGGAATACCTGAGGCTCAGCAAGAAGAAACTGTTACTCCACAACCTGAAACTGTTAGCACACCTAATAATGAAGAAGTTCGTTATGAGTACTGGCAATCACAGGCTGACAAAGCTAAAAATGACTTAACTGGAATGAGAGAGCAAAATCAATTGCTCCAGAATCAGTTAAATATCATTAACCAGCAAGCTCAGCAATCTCAGGCAGAGACACAGCAAGAAGAGAGTGTTGACTTTCCATCTCCACCAGAGAGACCAATGAAACCCAGAAACTACAGTCGTGAAGAGGCTTATACGGACCCACAGAGTGATTCTGCTCATTACTTGGATAGTATGGATGAGTGGAGAGACACTATGGACGAGTATACGCAATTGCATTCGCAATATCAGTCTGAGCTTGCTAGAGCAGAAAGGATGGACTTTGTTGAAGGACAAAAACGTCAAGAAGCTATAAGGGAAGCACAGAGGCAGGAATATCAACAATTAAACTCAGTAGCTAGTCATGTGAAGCAGAATTATAATGCTTCGGATGAGGATATACGGGGTTTTGTTAATAAGTTCTCATCTGATGATTCAATAACGATTGATAACCTCTGGAGACTTTACCAAATGGAACAAGGTGGTAACAGCGTTCAGCAAG